CCCCCGGTGGTGGAAGCCGGGGGGCTGTCATATAACCGAAAGGAACTAAATGTACCTACCAGCAATCATACTACTGGCATGAATCACACTGAAGCAAGTCCATAGGGTCAACCGGCACCGCATACCCGTCAAGGTTATCCATCAAGTCAAGGTCAGCCATCATTCAACACCCCTAGGCTGGTCATATTGCAGCACGGAGGTCAGCAGCGACATGATGCCAGCCAAAGCTGACACGCTAGCAACGTTCAGCCAATCAACTTCAAGAATGCCGGCAGCACCGACACCAATCGTGGCGATGGCAACCTGTGCCACAGTTTTCACGGCGCGTTCGCCGGCGTAATCCCAATACTTTTTTAGCTTATCCATCAGGGTTCTCCATTTCGTTAGTGTGATGCCACTTGTCGTCAACAGTGCCGAAGCCGATATACGCTGAGGCCACTAGGGTTACGAGCGCGACACCACCCGTAATCAGTTCGCCTGTCATCTTATCTTGAAACAAACCAACAGCGCCCAGCCCAATCATCACAAACCCACCCACCACAGATGACCAGATAACTTTACGGCGTATGCGCCATGATGGTTTACTCACGGTTCAATGAACCTGACAATTAGGGGCATGGCCGCGCTAACGAATCCGGCGATGGCCATTATCTGCCACACCCTCATTTCAACCTTACGAAGCCTGTCGTTGATGTTCACTAATTCTTCTTTAGTTTCACGCTCGTGTTCTTCAAGTTTCTGCGCTGTGGTAGGTAGGTTCTGGTTCAGCTTCTCAAGCTGCGAACGCATATCCATAACCAACGCATATACGTCACGCAACGTGACACGCATCGAGGGTTCTTGCTCACTCATTTTATTAGCCCCTGATTCAGTTGCCTCTGTAACGCGGATACAGTTTGCCTACCCCACACCCCATCAACCTTCACACCGAGCTTCGCTTGCACAGCCCTACGCGTTTGCGGCCCCATAACACCGTCAACCTTCGCACCAGACCATGCCTGAACGGCCCTATACGTCATCACACCGGGCCTACCATCAGCGACACCCTTATAGTGGCCGGCAGCTTTCAAAGCCTCTTGAAACGCCTTCCACGTGTTGCGCCCTAACCGGCCATCAACTTTCAACGGTGCCGGTGCCACACTGGCCGCACCCATCAAGAACGGAACCGGGTCAACCGTGTCACCCCACCGCCGTGACCGCCTCACTTCGAAATGAAGATGCGGGCCGGTACTGGCACCCGTGTTACCACTGTGTGCGATAACCTCACCGGCCTCAAACCGTGAACCCTTGAGCAGATGTGAGGGTTTGCTCAGGTGGTAGTACACAGTGAACACGTCACTCGCGTGCTTCACAATCAACGTAATACCGCCACTCCCCCCGTTCCCCTTATGCACCACAACACCATCAGCCGGGGCGGTTAGTGGTGTGCCGTTAGGTAGTGCTACGTCTACACCGTGATGAAATGAGCGTTTGCCCGTGATGGGGTGTCGCCTCCACCCGTATGGGCTTCGCGCGTTGATGCCGTACCCTTCTGGCCACGGTTGTTGCAGCCTCATAAGTTACACCTCTACGAGGTCACAAAAGTGCGAAGCACAACTCGCACCGCAACCGGCGGTCTGACATTCGTGCGGGCTCTTACAGTACGGGCAAGGTCGTTCACTCATTAGGCACCGCTACCCAATCCCCAGCATCCTCATCCCAGGTGTACACGCCACCATCCTCAGGGTAAGGAACCGGCGCAACCCATAGGCAAGTGTCCTCATCGAGAACCCAAGAATCGAACGGCTGAGGTGGAATGAAAGCATCACGCGCTTCGTCATAGGTGTAACCGATACCGGCATAGTTGTAACGGAATGGTGTGCCACCGCCAGAATGAACACCGCCGACTGTGTTATATGAAGTGCGAACTGCTTGACCTTTGCCCTTAGCCGAGAAGTATGCTTCCCACGAATCCACGCCTTCAGGTTCGGTGCCTTCGTCAGGTCCCACTATTACTGAAGTGACCAGATTGTTTTCGTCAATGTATGCGTAATGAGCCATGATGTCCTAAGCAATCGTTATGTTGTCATCACCGGCGGTGAAAGTATAAACCGTTTCGAAAAAAAGGTTAGTCGTAGTCATTGTGTGAGAGGCACCCTTAGTGACTGTCACGCCCTTTGGCACTCTAAGAATAACGACACCAGAACCGCCAGCGCCAGCCGGTCCGGTAAAGGTTCCACCACCACCACCACCAGTGTTAGCCGTCCCAGGAGTAGCGTCAGCAAGGTTAGACTCCGTACAGCCAGTTCCGCCACCACCTAAACCGCCTGACCCTGGATTACCGCCCGTGTAATCCCCACCACCACCACCACCAGCGCGATACACACTCGTACCTGTGATTGACGAAGCAACACCATCGCCACCATCGCCACCGACAGCGGCAGAACTATTAGGACCTGTGCAATTCTGCCCAACCTGTCCGGCTCCACCACCACCGTTAGAAGCCCAGCCGCCAATGTTGACGGGTCCACCACCGCCGTAACCCTGTCCTGCTGTTCCTGTACCTGGACTTGTGCCGAAACCGTTTCCACCACCACCAGAACCACCGTTTATCGTTCCGCCAGCAGCCGAACCGCCACGACCACCACCGACAGTAGTAACAGAACTGAACACACTAGAAACACCAGCGGACTCAGAAGCGCCACCAGCGCCAACGGTTACTGTATAAGTTCCAGGGGATAGAAGTAATGGTGATTCGGCAGAAGCGCCACCACCAGATGACTCACCAGCAACGCTTGACCTGTAGCCCCCAGCGCCACCGCCACCGCCTACGTTCGAAGAGTCAACACCACCACCACCGCCACCAGCGACCACAACATATTCGACAGCGTAAGGCGCATCAGGCGTCTTGTAAGCGCTCAAAGAATTGAACTTGACGAAGTCCCTGATGGAACTCTGTCGCATAGAAGTAACAGCCATTAGTTGCTACCCCCTTAGACGGTTACTTCAGCACCGAAAGCGTTTACCGAAAGCTCAGAAGCCGTACCAGAAGCCGCAACACTGAGCACATCAGTGGCGGCCATAGTGATACCCAGCGTGAGGGTTGTGCTGTCGTTAGCGGCCACCGGAACGTCGTAAGCGAGGTAATGCTTGTCAGAAATAGCGTCACCGTCAGTGCGCAACGCTAACCGAAACGTGTCAGCCGCGGAGGCACGGTTAGCGATAATAACAGTGCTCAAAACTGTTTCAGTGCTAGCCGGGCACGTGTATAACGTGGTAAGCGATGAGCTTGTCAGGTCAAGCTGACCCAGTGTTTTATAGTTCGTAGCCAACCTACGCTCCCATCAGTAAGAAATTAGTTTCGAAACCGCCGCCGCCTGCGCTGAAAGCAACCCATGACGCGCCTGTGTAATATTCTAGCGCGTCAGTATCAGCTAGGTAGCTGAACATTCCTTCAGTAGGTGTACCAATAGCTGAGCCACGAGCACCTGAACTAGCGAACACCATGACAGTTTGCTGCATCAGATACGTGTCAACGTCAACGGCTGTGAGTACCTCACCTGCCTGAAAATCTTTGAAGCCGGCACCTGCCATATTGTTACTCCTTAGAAGGCCAAAGCGTTAGCACCCAGTTTACCGAACACCGCGTCATCCAGTACGAGGAACGTAAAGTCAAGTGCGGCCACACCAATCACCACATCATGCCGTGTTTCCTCAACCACGTTATCAATTCTGATAACTTGCCCGTATTGTTCGATGGGTGTGCCGATATTGTTCGGGGTGAACTTGATAAGAATAACGTCACCGATTTCCATAGCCAGAACAGTTGCCTTATTACCGGCACCCATAGTGTCCAGGTTCATGGATATAGCTTCGAAACGATATTCAGGGTCAGCGTATTTACTGACAATAAAGTCGGCCAGGTTATCGAGCTGCTCTTGACTGTTGACCAGGGTGTCAATACTTTCAGCACTCACCCCGTAGGCGGTACGGCTTCGTTGATTGTTCGCAATACCCGTGCCGGCAGCCGAGGTCACAACGGCACTGTTCACCAGTAACTCAGTACCGTAGTTGACGGCCACACCCGTGAACGGGATACCCGTACCATCATCAGCGAACGTAATCAAACTGTCAGTCGTAGGCGTTGCGTCCAGCCTGCTCAAAAATGTGAGCACGCCGGTACGTGAAATGAATAGTTGCCCCTGCTCGCTTGCCTCAACAGTGTGCAAGTAATCAAGCGCGTTGCCCTCAATCAGGTCGGTGCCCAAAATTGACTCGCCCTCGCTAATGCTGCGCCTATCTATAGGCCAATCAACTGACGGCATATCAAGTACCGCGCTAACACGCGCCCCCGTATCCTGTGACGTTGCAACCTGTGTAGTGGTTAGCTGTCGGGCCAACAACGTAAACTCGTCGCTAGCCTGAATGACGGCGTTGCTTTCACCCGTAGGGTCATACTCGAAGTTCCAGTCATCAGAAATGCCCGTAAACACCCGCACGCCGTCCGTGGTGACACGTATTTCACGTCTGGGTATAGTGAGGCTGCTGAACTGAGCTGAGGGGTACTGTGGGTCAAACGCTCGCGTTTCGTTGTTTAGCACCACAGTGCAAGTGCCAGCATCAAACCTGTCTAGTTCACGGTTCTTACCACGGGCAATACCCACGGTGCGCACGAACGCTGACACGTCAGTGAACACGACACCGCCGAGCGTATAGGTGGTGTTATCTAGCACACCCGCTACCGGGTCGTCAAGGATAAAACCTTCTACGTCACCAATCTCAACAACGGTAGCCATTACGCCCTCGCAAACACTGGCCCAGAAATGCGCTCGTAGCGTCTAATTTCTTTCACAATCTGTTCTCCAATACGCGTACCATCAGCACCCATACCAGCGTTCACAGTGATGTTATATGTGCCGCCCATGTTCATGCCAGGCTTCAACGGGATAACAGCTTCGTCATAACGGCCCTCACCAATGTTCGCAAAGATGCCGCCGGGCCGGGCCTTCACTACACCACCCTCAGCCAGGCCAATACCGCTCGCCCTCATAACACCTTCAAACGTTGACGTGTCAGCCGGTGTGTACGACAACGCTCTAATACCTGCCAGGGTTGACGTGTCCACAATGCGAGGGATAACTGGTATGTCAACGGGCGGCGGCTTAGTCATGTCAATCTGACCAAAGTCAACGTTCATCACCATGTCAAAGTCAGTGCCAAGAAATTCGTTACTTGCACGTAGTGCTTCGTTTAGTGTGTCAATCCAGCCGTTAGCCCAATCCTCAATCCCCTGTAGCAGAGTATTTAGGCTACCTATGAGCCAGGTAGAGAACTCATACCATTTCTGACGCCACCCCTTGATAGTTTCAGATGTAGCATCAGCCCATTCTGCGAACACGTTTATCAGATAACCCAGCGCCGGCACGACGTTTTCATTTATGGTTTCAGCCAACCACTGCATCATCGGAATGACGAGGGTTTCCAAAATGTAGGCGATAAGCGGCAACAGTTCCTCAATCAACGGCATACCCGCTTCAATGAGGTCAAGTACCAGCGGTGCCAGTTCCTCAAACAGTTCAGCAAAGATAGGCATCATCTGTTCAATAAGCGGGGCCATCGTTTCGATAATGTCCACTAGCAACGGCGCGAACAAAGCCATAACGTCACTCAAGAACTCGCCTACCAGCGGCACTAACGTTTCAAAGATTGGCA